AAAGGTGTTTACCACACCATATGGATATCCTTCTTATGATAGTTTTATCAACAGAGCTGGATTGGAAAGGGTAAGAAATTTAAACGCAATGCCATTACATTTGACAACTGGAAATCATCTTTATATGCGACTTATTGATTCACCAGAAAATCCAACAGGAACTCAATATAATATTGGCGATGCAAATACAGATACATGGGATTCTGTGTATAACAATCAAATCTATACCAAAACACCATTTATAGTGCCAAATCATCGAGTTATGGTTGGTTCTTATAGCAAGCTCTTAGGAATTGCCGGTGCTAGAATTGGCTTTATTGCTACAAACGATTTATTACTTTACGAAGATCTCAAAATTGAATCAAAGGCAGAGTATACTGGTGTTTCTAAACTTAGCCAAGAATTGATCGTAAGTATTCTGAAACAGATTGATTTAAATCAATTTATGAGAGATGGTTCGAACGATCTTGCAGATAACAAATACGAATTTACCAAGTTAGAATACTTATTTGATGGACAACGTGTAAATGAAGTTGGGATGTTCTATTGTGCCAAGATTCATCCAAAGGCACGCGATTTGCTGGACAAATGTGGTGTTGGCTATGTAATGCTCGATGACGACACAATCCGTTTAAGTATGGGCCAAACAAAAAAGATTACACAAGAAGGTATTCAATACATTTTAAAAAAGGATAGGGTGCAAAATGAGAAGAAGACAAAATGAAGAGGAAGATGAATCGGTAGCTACAGGAACTGATCTTGAACAGATGATTGCCATGCTTGAAAAGGCTGAGGTTGATTACGAAAAGACAGATTCGGACGATGAAATTCTATTAATTGTTGGTGACAGTGATACAATGATGTATTTTAACGAAGATGGCGATCTTCAAAGGGTGCAATAGTGGTTAAATTAGTTGCAATCACCAAAGGTGTTGGCGATCTCGATGGAATGATGGCTGAAGAAATCATTTCTTACATTGCCCGTGTTTCTAATCCAGCCAATCAGATGAATACAGAAACAGCACCCAAACTACTAAAATATCTGTCTAAGAATAAGCATTGGTCACCGTTTGAACATATCTCTTTTACATTAGAGATTGAAACGTCACGGGCTATTGCAGCTCAAATCCTTAGACATAGATCGTTTGTATTCCAGGAGTTCTCACAGCGTTATGCGACCGCTACAGAGTTTGTTAAATACGAAGCTCGTAGACAGGATTTAAAGAACCGTCAGAACAGTATCAATGATATGAGTGAAGAAGACCGTCAATGGTTTGCAGACGCTCAAGATGAGGTCATTGCAGGTAGTAATGCGTTTTATCAAGAAGCTTTAAAAAGAGGTATTGCAAAGGAACAAGCACGTTTTCTCCTTCCTTTGTCCACTAAAACTCGTATTTACATGACAGGAAATGTAAGATCTTGGCTTCACTATATCGAATTGCGTTCGGCCAATGGGACTCAGAAAGAGCATATGGACATTGCTCAAGCTGCTAAGGAAGTCTTTTTGAAAGAATTTCCGTCGACCGCAGCTGCTATGGAATGGAAAAGTACATAGTACACTATTCACTATATACAGCTATTCATTTTAAAGTGAATACCAAAAACAAAGGGAGCTTTTCGCTCCCTTTTTAGTTTAACCATTATAGAGATTTTCATCCCATTCTTGAAGAATATTATCTTCGCTTTCACTAAGCCATTTTTGATATTCAACCCAATCTCTATTTTGCGGATCGTTTGGGATAAACGCCTTATCTGACAACCTGATAACAGTTTTAATTTCTTGTTCAGACGATTGTGTTTTCATATACATAATAAATCTCCTTACAATTCAGCGTCAGCTGTCCAATTTGCTGTATTTTGAAAATCAATTGCAGACCCTGCTCCAGACCATTGCCACAATACATGGTGATCATTTGACCCGATGGCCGCAAATCCTCCGACATTAGTCTGGCCAGTATTGTTCAATGTGACAGATGATGGGTTAGCTCTTTTTCTTACTGAAAATATACTATGACAAAATGAATTTCTACCGACTGTGTCAATATTTTGAAACCTGAAGGTTTGAGCGCCAGCTTCATAATATCTTTGACAAGCAGCTAATTCACCTTCAACATATTGACGAATAGTAGTAATATCTCCAGCGGCAATAGAAGTATCAGGAGTTGTCAAATTTAAACGCAAACTGTATTTAAATAAGTAACCTGCTTGAGCAAGTGTAGGTACATCAGTATCTTGAGTTAAATTATGAACCATAGCTCCAACTTTTGAATATTGATATCTATCCATAGCATATTGAGTATTTACTATACTATTAAAGGTAGTACCTCGCTGAGCAATAACCATATCACCATTAATAAGATAGTTTTTAATGTTTGATTCTTTTGGAATGTTAATTCCTCTAATTTGTGGCATCTTAATTCTCCTTATTGATAATATTCCGTTATTTCAATATAACCATTACTGCCAAAACCGCCAGCTCCGCCACTGCCAACGCCTTGACCAAGAGCTGATCCGGAGCCGCCAGAACCAAAACCTGTTCCATTTTGACCGCCATTGGTAACCATACGTTGTTGTCCACCTGCACCTAGAACAGATGATCCTCCAGCGCCGCTTAAAGAAACTGCATTTGTACCTTGGTAAATTGCAGCTTGTCCAGGTTGACCAGTAATGTTAATATCTCCTCCAGATGCTGTTCCGCCAGCTCCGCCACCACCGCCAAAAGTATCGGCGTTTGCTGCAGCACCATTGGTTCCACCGGAACCGCCGACAGCAGATATAGTGCCAAATGTAGAGCTTCCACCAGAACCACCTGTACTATTTATTGCTCCAGCGCCTCCAGAACCAACTGCATATGGATAAGTAAGTGCTGGAGCATATATGATTTTTTGAGAAAAACCACCAGCTCCGCCACCACCGCCAGCAGATGTTTGTCCTGCACCAGTAGCTTGTGATCCGCCACCACCGCCACCAGCTCCAATAACTTTAACTACAATATATTTTACACCAACAGGAGTATTGTACGTACCTGAGCCAGATGTAAACCTCTGAACGGTTGGTAAGGTAAAATTAGTTTTGGTGTCTGTAATTGCTCCATCTTGTATATTCTGAGTCTGTACCGTATTTAGACCAATAGTTGTGACTTCGTTACCAGGCGTAGGAATCTTTGCAATTAAACGTTTATTAATTTGTGTTGATTTACTCATATTTTATCCTTAAATTATAATTCTGCTTCAGCGACCCAATGAACTTTACAAGTAGCTCCACCTGCTGTAGAGTTACTTTGGCCGCCCAAAGCAAAGCCTGTCTGTCCAGGGTTAGCCGTAGTAGAAGACCAGTCTCCAGGTGTTCCGCCTATAGACCTAATCTGGTTATTTGCCGCATTAGGATTTAACATAGTAACCGTTGGAGTAGCTCTTTTAGTTGCCTTAAATGTCACCGGGGCTACTTCTTGAGAAGTACTCGGAGATAAATTTGGAAATGAGTGAGCGCCAGTTAATATTCCAGAGTTAGTTACAGGAACATCGGTAATGTTAAAACTTTTTTCATAATATCTTTGACAAGCTACCAATTCTTCATCAATCGACGCACCAAATGTCTTGAAAGCTTGAGCGGCGTTACCTTCGTTTAACATAACACCGGTAATTCTAAAATCAGTAGCTCCAGTATTAGTTCCATTTACTTGATTAGAAGTAGCACTAAAGTCGCCAGTTTGCCAAGAACCAGCTGTTGTTTGAAAAGTAGAACCACACGCTATAGTCCATGAAACTCTAAGACCTACTCCATTAGTGTAGTTCCAAGTTCCAGCAGTAGGAGATGCACTAACAGTTATTGTTTTATATTCCCAAGTATTAGCACTATTTATAGTATATTCTGCAACATATGAACGATCAGCTCCCGAATTAGAAAAAGCTACACAATAAGTACCAGTTAGAGTTGCTTTTACCCAAAAAGAAAAAGTAAAACTTTTTTGAGCTAAATTAATAAAATTATATCCCTCAATGTAATGTCTCATTATACAAAATTCACCTGCTGCTATAGAAGTATCAGGAGTTGTTAAGTTTAGTCTTAAGCTATTCTTAAATAAATAACCTGCTTGGGCAAAAGTAGGAACATCTGTATCTTGTGATATCGTATGTACCATAGCGCCATTCTTTAAATATTGATTTCTATCAAGAGTGTACTGACCATTAGTTGGTGCTACAAAACTAGGTCCTCTTTGAGCGATTTGCATATCACCATTAATAATTAAATTTTGTTTTGGTTTTGAACTAATAATTCCCATAATTACTCCGTAATAATCTCAAACACATTGTCTAGGTTTGCAGGGTCATTGGAAAATGAACCTGTCATGTAACAATCTGTCATGAAGCATTTATTTGCTCCACTATTAAAGGTTACGTTTCCAGATACTTTTAACCACTTGATAATAGAACCCAAAGCACCTGAGGCAACAGTTAAGTTACCACTAAGTACTGAACCTGGCCCTTTTCCAGAGATCATCAGTCTCTTACTTAAAGTTGTATTTCCAGAAAGAGTCACGTTATTTAACACTAAAATATTACTTCCAACCACAACTGCATCATGAGCTGCCTGTAAACTAGAATGCGTTGCTGTTCCAGCTGTGACTTGAGCTGCACTTCCCACAATCGCATCGTACAAACCAATAAGTTTATTAGATTGTGTGAAAGAAGCATCGTAAACACCAAACTGTTTGATAATCATAATATCAACAGTTGCTACAGATAGGTCTGTACTGAATAGAATTCTTCTATACAACCCATTTGAATCTGTGGTCACTGTATAACTTAATTGTGAACTTGGATTTACACCACTAGAAATAAATTTTGGTACATCTTGTCCATTTACTGTTACCTTTACCTGAGCACCAACACCGCCTGGGTCAACACTAGGATTGACATCAAAATTTAAGTCAAATCGTGTAAAACCACCAGAAGTAGAAATGGTTCCGTTATAGGTAGTTGTCGAATTATCACTAGTTCCATAGGCAGAAGCTAACACCCCACCATTAATAGCCTCGGCTTCTTGGTAAAAGTTAGCTGTATAATCTAAAAGATTTGCACCTGCGGTTACAGAGCCATTCCCAGGATTGCAGAAAAATACTAAAAATAAACGTTCGTCATCAGTATTAGCTGTAATTGGAAAGTGAGATAAAGAACTTGGAGCTGCTGGTCTTACCAACAAGTTTCCATTAACAGCAGATCCTTGATTCCAAAATGTTGTTAATGGGAAATCGGTATCAGCTTGTAAGCCTTCATTACATGCACTCATTACAATTCGAGCTGTTTGTGTAAAATCACCAACATCATCGTTAGCTGCTAAACTATCCATGTAATCAATCAAAACTTGATTGACATTTTCATTTGGATAAAAATCTCTAGGTCTAGTTAATTCAGTTACAGAACCATAATTCACTAGATCTTGAATCCAAACAGCTTGAGAAATCATCAAAGTGTTGCCGTTTGCAGCATCTCCACCAGAAAAAGCTGCATCCAAAACAAAATCTGTTTGAGAGTTAACCGTGCCGATTCTTCTCCATTGTCCAATTCGAGCGCCATTGGTCATATAAACAATGTCACCAACCTGAACTGTAAAGCTAGGAGCTGAATTGATTGTTAATGCAGTACCAGAAGAGGTGTTAACTGTTTTTGACTTATCACAAAGTAATCTATAAAGTTTTTTACCAGCATCGTAGGTTGCTTTTGTGTATGTTGAATAAACAGTGTCGTCTGCACTACCCTGAATTGCCGAAAATGAATCGTTGATAAGCATTTTGTAGCCAGGAGCTACTTCTAAAACACCAGAACCTGAACCAGAACCACCAGCACCAGTGCCAACATACTGATAGATTTTAGTTTGAGGGATAACCTGAACAACACCAGCGATAGTTTGTAGAGTGATGAATCCAATTGGAATTACACTGTCAGGAGCAGCTGTTACTGTGGCATTGGCCTCAGTAGCATTTGAGGTACCAAAGATAAGATTTAAGTTATTGTTTGCATCTAAATAAACAAGTGCTTTAATGTATTCATTCGCACCCATTGAAAAAGTAGCATTGTTCCCTGGAGATACCGTTACAGTTCCTGGAGAAGCTGGAAAAGTGATTGTTCCACCAGCAAAATTAGGTGTATTAGCACCAATTGTTGGGAGAGCTTTAGAAAATGAGCTTTCTGAGTTAGTTAAAAGACCAGCACCTACGTTCACAATAAGTGAAGCAGGGGAATTTGCAGTTAAACGTAAAAGCGGTGTTAACTCAGCGTTAATACTTGCCAGTAAATTGTCTAATTCACTTTGATTGGCTGGTTTAGCATCTGATGTGCCAGCATAACCAGTAGCACTTGCAATTTGTTGCAAATACTGTCTAATCGTGACTTGTCTGGCATCTGTGATTGTGCGAGCCATTACTCACTTCCTTTAGAAAGATTCTCTTGTGCCCATAAAGGCTGTAAATTACTATAATGACAAGATTGAAAAATAGATTCCTCTTTTGTCAAATCAAACTTAGCTAATGGGATGATGTGATCTATATGCCACCCTGTCAATCCCCAATTTTCCCAAGTCATGCCTGGTTGAAATTTTGATTCTAAATGAATCTTTAAATTGGCAATAGAACAACCTAAATACTTTTCAGTATTTAACTTCTTTCCCCTTCCCTTTAAAGCCATGTATAATCTCGATCTCATATTTTCTTTTATTTTAAATTCAACATCACTTTTCATCTTGTTTCTTTTCCATTCAAGTTTATTAGCTTTGTTGTTTTTGTACCATTTTTTGTAGCGATTTCTATCTTTTTCCCTATTGTTTTGAAACCATAGGTTGTTTTTGATTGAAATTGCCTCTTTGTTGTTTAAATAGTATGCTTTTTGATATTCAACAATCCTCTCTTTGTTTAAAGATTGGTATTGTTTCTTACATTCCTTACACACACTATCTATCCCTAACATACCCTTTTTATGCTTATGAAATTGATCATTTTCTTTATCAATTTCACACTTACTACACTTTTTCACGGCGCACGATCAATTCTAAATCGTAAAAAATCACCAGCTACCAACTGAAAAGTAAATTGCACTTGAGTTGAAGAAGCGTAGGTGTAGTCCAAAACTGGACGTAAACGATCTAAACCTAAATAAATTTCCAGTTCTGGACCAGTGTAGGTTTGTCCACTGGGTAGAGTTACAGAAGAACCTGCGTTGATAGGACCGTTAATTTGACCTGCTCCTGCGCCTGCAGAAACAACCTCTAATTGCTGGTCGTAGATAGTTGGGGATGCACTTTCGTCTACCATTCTTGGTATACCAGCTACTAATGCTAATTTTCTAGCCATTTAATCCCTCAACTACCTTATTATACCACAAATTAAGCGATACCGTTCAGTTGCATAGCCTGAACCATAATTTTTCCTGTCTCTTGTACCATACCAATTCTTACAGAAGCGCGGTTAGAAAGATCAGGGTATGAAACTTGAGATACTGCATCCCATGCTCCAGAAGCTACCAAGTGTACTGGTTCGCCAACTTCACCAGCAGCAAAAGCCGTATCGTTAGCAAGTAATGAGATTTCACCCATCATAATAACTGTGATGTTCTGTCCTGCAGATACAGCACCTGTAGGCTGAACCAATCCAATTACATAGAAATTGTTTACAGACGAAGCATCGTAGTCAGCTTTATAAACTCGACCAGCTGTTTCACCAGTTCTAGCCATACGAACTGCAAATGTAGTGTCAGCAGCGAATGATTCGCCAGCTACCATTACCTTACGGATGCTTGGAGCGTGTTGAACAGCAGCAGCTGAACCAGAACCACCTGTGATGGTTAATTGGTCATACGCACCTGATTTAATTCTTAATGCATTTGAATTGCGCTCGATAGAAGAATCGTCAACTTCAACTTGGATTTTTGATCCACCGCCACCAGTGATTGCACCAGTAGAAGAGAATGAAGTAGAAACAATTTTGTTTTCATCAACTGAATTCGCAGCCAATTTAGCTAATGTAACACCAAGATCTTTAATTCTTAATGCATTTGAGCTGATTTCGATAGTTGAGTTATCAACTTGAACAGCTGTACCAGCAGCACCAGCAAGTAAAGCACCTGCAGGGTCAAATTTGATTGCAAGTTCATTAGAACCTGTAAATCTTAATGAAGGATTTGAAGCCTCAAGTTTAATTCTTAACTGACCAGCTACGTTACCAGGATTTGTTGATTCTAAACCAGATACAGTTGCCAAATCGACAGAGAAAGTCGAACCGGCAAAAGTGATCATGTCACCGCCGATTAAACCAGCGATTGGATTGAAATATGAGAAATTAATTGGGTCTGTACCAATAGCAGATACAACACCATACTGAACAAATACTTGTCCAGCTTGCGAACCTTCGCGGATCGCAACCCACGCACCATTTACCTCATCAATAGGAGATAAAGAATCCATGTCTGTTGCACGTGACCACGCACCAGCAGCAGCTACGTAAATACCATTTTCTTCAGGAGCTGATTGGTTTTTAACCAAAACTCTATCGCCAGCAATGATTGAAACGCCATCGATAGTTTGAGCACCGCTTAAAGCGATGTTTGCTGTTGTTGCAGCACGAGCAGGAGCTTTAGGAGTAAGACCATTTAAACGAGCTTGCAAATAAGACAATGACACTGCGTCTTGAGCAGCAACTGGGTCAGCTAAATTTGTAAGCTTAAAACCACCCATTGATTGATCTGCAGCAAAAGCATTAACACCAGAAATTAAAATCGCTTGTTCATAACGAACTGAATCACCAGATGAAGAACCAGCCGCCAAACCTGTAAGCTTAAAACCACCCATAGGTTGGTTTGCTGTAAAAGATCGTGAACCATCACGAAGAATTGAGTTGTTTACATCAGCTAAATCCACATTGGCGTCAGCCATTGTGATTGTGCGAGTAGTAGCTGCAGAAATGTTAGCTAATTGAAACTTTAAAAGTTTAGAATTATCCAAATTGTCATAAAGCTCAAAAATACTGTCATCAAATGAAGTACCACCAGCAGCAGCTAAAGCCGCATCGATACCTTCTAAGTGATCTTGTACTACCTGAGAAGCTGCAGAGTAATTAACAGGAGTGTTATTAACACCAATTCTATCAGCACCTGAAGTACCGCCAGTAGAACCTAATTCAGTCTCTGTAAAATAACGACCGTCATGTGTATGATAACTTGAATCAACATCAGAACCGTTCTGTAAAGATACCAAACGATCTAAAATCGCCTTGGTTAACTCTGTATTTGAAACACCACCGCCAACTTTAATAGACGTGGTGACTAATGTATTTGAAGCAATGTCCACATTTCGTGTGGTACCTTGAATCAACCTTGCTAAAACTGAAATATCAGCCATTTAATAACTCCTAATTGCTTACGTTGTTAAAGATTGCTCTTTAACGGCTTTTTTGGACTTTCGTCCACGTTTTGGTTTTTCTTTAATGTTTTCAATAACTTGTTCTTTATTTTCTTGTAAAGGAACAATTTTATAATGAATTTGTGTTTGCATACCATAAATATTCAGAATTTCATTACATTTTAGGTTTGCTTCATCCATGATTTTAGCCATTTCTTGCCCAATTTGAGCACTAATAGCCTCAGCTTGTTGCATAGACATCTTGTTTAGATCGACTTTTCGCTCACGTTTACTGTGGTGCATAAAACTCCTATAATTGGCCTACTACGCCAATGTTTAAAACTAAGTCCTTGTTTGCAGGAACATCGGCATTCTTGCCAATGCTTCCGATCATAATAATCCAATCCCCAGATACAAAACCATCAACCCCAATACTTGGTTTAGTAGTGGTTAAACCACCTGTTTTACTAACAAAAACTGGGTCACCAAAGCTGCCAGTGATTGTGATGTTGGTTAGTCGACCACTTGTAAATACCGGCCCTAATGACAAATTGGCAATTGCAGTCCCTGTAACCGCATTGACTGCAAAAGCATGAGATTCATCAGAAACATCAATAAAATCGATATCGCCTGTACTTGTAGACCTTACAGGTGTAGCCTTGGCCATCAAAGAACCAGAGACATTTTGTCTTTGGTCCGAAATACCAACCGCAGTGATAGTATCGTATGGTCTGTAAGTCACAAAACTTCCTTAAATTTAAAAATATAGCCCTTATGAGTCTTTATTTTTCCAAGTAGACAAGAATTCACGCTCTTATCTTTTAAATTCAATTCTTCTGCACACAATCTTTGATTTTTATAAACACCAATATATTTAGTTTCCAATATTATAAAATTTTTAGACCTGCAATTACCAATTGACTTAATTATCCTAAATACCTCAAAAGATTTTGACCCATGTCCATTAGAAATATTATTTCTTCTTTTAAGATTATGTTTTTTATTTTTTAATGATTTTGAAATATTGGCTTTCCATTCATTTGTGAGATTGTATTTTTTTCTACTATCTTTCATTTTCTCAATAGTGTGTTTTGAATGCCTAATTCCTTTAAAACCAGACTCACCACCAGCAGAAACGTTATATCCAAATTTTTTATCTTGCAATTGCCATTTGTCAATTAGTTTTTTCTCCATATGTAAACATGTGTCTTTGCTTGCATTTTTAATTAAATATTTAAATGTGCAATTATTCCATCCATGTTTCTTAATGGCCCTTCCTACCACAGTATGCTTGTGGCCTTTAGAATGATATTGTTTTCTTTGACCATCGTTTGACTCAACACCAACGTATTTTTTATTATTAGGAAAAACAATGCAATATAAATTCATAATTAATATATAAACCAATTACCAGCAACAGCTGCAACAGTGATAGATTCGTATTGAGTGGTAATCGCTTTTGGAGCCGCATCAATGTCAACACCATCTAATGTTTGACCAAATACAGATTTTAAGAAGAATGTGTTACCAGCGTCAATTTTCTTTAAATAAAAAATCTTACCCTCAGAAGATGTAGCGTCTGGAAGAGTGATTGTTACGTTTGAACCAGCATTCAAGACATTAACAATGTCGTTTGCATCTGTAATAGAAACTGATGAGCTAGTTGTTAAGACATTTGCAGCAGAAACACCAGCATTGGCATTGATTGTAATACTATCGGTGTCTTGAGAAATACTAACGTTTGTTCCAGCCTTGATTCTGCGGAATTGTAATTGCGTTCCAACTGTTTGTTTGAAAACATCAGCATCCTCAGCAGCACCTAAATTTACACCAGATGCAGAGCCTGAACCTGAACCACCACCATTAGCAGCAAATTTACGGAATTCAAGTACATCATCAATCTCTAATTGAAATGTAAATTGCACTTCAGAAGATGGATCACCAGAAGTTCCAACTTCAGTATAATCTTTTCCAACAACAAGTGTAATACCACCAAGAGAAATGATTAGATCAGATCTTCCAACGATATAAGTTTCTTGCACATCAGAAATTCGACTATTTAATGGAATAAGTACGTTTGTACCAGCGGTTACTGGACCTGTCATTTCATTATCGTCAGCTGGAGCACCAGAAACGATAGTGATAATTTCAGAATATGGATCAATATCTAAAGAATCTTGTACACTACCAACAGCTTCATCTAAACGCTTAATTGATTTTGTTAGATTTTCTTCATCAACAATAACACGATTAAATGAACCAATACCTTCTTGAGTTGTGTTAATTGAAAAACCAACACCCATATCCACATCAGCAGCATTTGTAGATACGCCAAGTTGTGAATTGTTAACAGCAACGGTACCGTTTAAGTTATCAGTGATGTCAAATTCAGAATACCCAGCTAAAACAGCCGCATATTTAGCAGCCACTTGTAGATTTGTATCTGTACTTAACAAAGCAACTTCAATTTCTTCCAAACCACCTGGATATGGATTTCCACCAGCGCCGTCAATATTAGCCCATACATAAAACTTTCTAACATCTAAAGCAGAGTTAATTGTCCAGTATTGGCCAGATGTTAAAGCAGAAGCTGCAGGGAACGTGACTGTTCTTTCTTCAGCCAATCCAGTTACCAAAGCATTGGTATAGTCAGGTTTACTAGAAACTTCAGTTGGAGCACCGATATATTCAAGTGTCTCTAATGAAGCTCCATCAGAAATTTCTCGGTCTTCACCTTGTTGTAACTCACCACCAGATGAACCGCGAATGTAAGCGCGAGCTGTTGAACCACCGTTATCATTACGCAATAAAATCCAATATGTATCTTCGTTAAAAGGCACATCTTTACGATCGGCGATTTGCAAATGACGATTTGTTGTTGGAACTGCTACAACTTGATAGAATCCATAAGCATATTTCGCTTGAACCCCACCGGAGCCGGTAGAAGTTTCAAGGAAGTTTTCGCTCAATGTAACTTGAGAGGCTGTATCAACTGACAATACTTTATAATATTTAGTATCGTCTTCAGATCCGACTTTGATAAAGTCTCCAGCTAAGATATCATTGGTCCAAGAAACTGCACCAACAGATGTAACAACCGCAGAACCTTGTGTAAAAATCAAATTTGGAATGACGTCGACGCCACGAACAAGGTTTAGGTATGCTACTTCATTGTCGGCCAATGTTACATTGGTACCGGCTGCGTAGGCTTCTAATTTATAACTTAAACGTGAACCAATGTAGTCAAAGAAAATATCACTTGACCAATTGATTTGACCAGCTGTTGCTAATGCATGTGTCCACTTACCACTTCCAGTCATTTGGAGTTGTGACAAGTCACCGCGCAATTTAATAATTGAACCACCAGAATTGTCTGAATACCAATAAGTTGTACCCTTGATTTCAAGGATAGCGGACATTACTGCATCAGCCCATTCTTTAAATTGCTGAATCTGCTTATCTCCACCCTTAAAAGGCGATACAGCAGATGAAGATTTCCAGAAGTTTTCTGTTCTTCCTTCAGTGTCATGGTCCCATGGATATTTGTAGAAAGGGTTTGGTGTGTTTGGTCCACCAGTTCCAAGTCTGAATAACATTGGACGTCGATCTTCAACACTAAGAACATTATTTGAAGAGTCGGTCTCAACGATAGAGATTGGAAGTACGTTCGCAGCCCAGATAGAAGATGTAACTACGATACGATAGTTTAAGGTTTCAGCCAAAGGTACAGTTTTAGAGATTTCATTTTTGTTTGTTGGATTCCACAAGAATACTTGAGCTGAAGTTGAATTATCAACAGCTCGATTAAATTCGATACCGATATAATTCAATGCGCTTGGTGTGAATGAACCCTGAACATTTGGATTTGTAGTTGAGTTGATTGTTTGATTGGCCTCACCAGAAGGCACCATAAAGAAAGTTCCAGCTTGTGAAGACTTTCCATGCATAAGGGCGCTATTTTCAACGATCATTTGAAGGCTGGATGCAGAAGAGCCAATTGCACCGACCATATTTAGGGTAAAACCACGAATAATATAAGAAGCATCTTCACCGATAGCAAACGATGCTAAAAGTTCATCAAAGTCATTACGTACAGCTGATTCAATCGAACGTAAATGAGGAACGTCCACACGTTGTTGATTAAGCCAGTTTTGCGATCTTCTAACTGCCATTTTTATTTCCTTCGACTCACCGTTTTAAGTCCATTTAATTCGATTTGAGATAAATAAACATAGGGAGGATACCTTAAAGATTGTCATTAAGTACTAGTTATACCTAAAGATTGTAGTTTTTCTTGTGTTTTCGAGTTTTTTATGTTAAGATGAGATAAAAGTTTAAAAAACTTAATAAAATGAGGTATTTATGACAGTTGGAGAGTTAAAAAAGAAATTAGCTGATGTTCCAGACAATACTGTAGTTATGTTGACAACAGCTTGGTATACAACAACCGTACCCGGATACGAAAAAATTGTTAGACCACCAAGAAAAGCTAAAAAAAGACTCGTTAAGCCATACAACAGTAATTTTGTTGCTCAATCACGACCCAAAAAAGACCAGGAAGCAACTATCGCCTTCGTTATTGAGGATTAAATGAGCAAAATCATCATTGACCCAACTGATTATCTCGAAGAAGACGATGGATGGCTATTATTAGCCAGAAGAACTTTCAACGATCGAACCTTATTGTGTTGGTACAACGGATTGACTGAAGAGTATAACATTGCCCTATTTCATCTATTAGAAAGACCAAACTTGTTAAGTCAAAGAGCTAAAGAAAGTCGATGGGGATGGATGACCCATTTTGTACAAAATCTAAATCAACTTGAGGCAACCGAAGTTGCCAATCTATATATGAAAGATTTAGAAAACGACAATATTTGGTGGGAAAAAGGTCCGTCTACCCACTAATATCTAGTGGATTGTATGGAATAATACCCTTAAATTGGAAAGATACAGAAACAACGCCTTTAGCAACAATTGTTGTTGATTCGCTTGTGACTTTCATTTGTGGCAAGAAAAAAAGATCAGAGTCTGACTTCCTATCTTTCAATCTCAACGAAACATATGGAGCATGTAAGATTTCTGTGATTTTGGTTCTTAAATCATAAGCTTGAAGTCCACCAACCATTTTAATCTGCATACCCGTAACAGTTCCTTGAACTGTCACTCGACCTGGAGCAATTTCTTGGGCAAATTGAGAATCGATCCCAAAAATTTCTTGTTCACCATAATCAATTGCATATCGAATGCTTGTTACTTCAGCATACAATTTACCACCGACATACATTTTTACTTCTGCACCTTTTAAAACTACTGATTGACTCATACAGGATCACTACCCCAAATATCATATTTTTCTGAGTTGACCTCGTCACCCCATTTACCAAGACCGATGTCCTCAGGATATAAGATTGTAATAACAACATTAATCCCCGTTGCAGCGACCAAATTAATTAATTCTTCCGCATAAATACGCCCAGAAACGATATCTGTGATGTAAAAAGGAAAATCTGTACCATCTTTATCAGGCTCAAAAGCATAACCCTGTGACACAAGTGAAATATTTGTTCCAGACGGATGAATGTTTTCAAATCTATACGATGGGTCAACAACAATAGTTCCAGCAGATGGTCTAGCGATATATGGAACCGGTCCTTCTTCATTGGATGTACCAAAAGCAAAGATCAACTCACCTGGTGTATCTGGAATATCAGAAGCATTATCAACTTGAATAATCATTGATGAATTTGAATTGATTTCTTGAAGGGTATTACACTCTTCTCCACCAATTAAATAACCCTTAGAGGTATCAAAGGCATAGGGACCTTCGTTACCCTCACCAGATGGACCTGAATCGTGCAAATGAGCTGAACCTGGTCTATCACGACGAACAACCTTAGTTGTGGCAGGAATAAAGATCTCAAGCAATCGAGATTCTGTTTGATAAAGAGTTGCGTAGTTCTTTTTGCTAACAATTGTACTTCGAACTGGATTGAAAAATAACATTCCCTCGATAGTACCCTGAAGTGTAGTTTGGGCCACGCCGTTTGGATTTTCAAATTCAAAATAAGCTTGGTTTACAAGACCACCTTGAACTTTTGTTACTGTAAATGTACCACGATTATTAATATTAAAAGCAGTACCATAAATATTGACATAGTCATTTTTCTTAACCTTACCAATTGAAGGGTCTGGTCCACCGGTCCAAGTAGCTCTAACAGAACCACCAGCAATCAAAGAAAGTGTCCATTGTGTAGCAGGTTGTCCAGAAGTAGGTCTAATAGAATCAAATTTCAATTTATTTTGTGCCTTACCACCGGTTACACGAACTGAAGATGCAGGTCCATCAGTTTCAGAGATAATCTGAACATAACCACCAACCCCATCGTCTTTTGCGACAGCAGCACCCGTTCTACCCAAACGTCTGATTTCTTTTGTAATTGCATCTGCCACTTCTTGAGCGGTTGCAGCTGCAATGGAAGAAAATTGTGCAGTTTTAAAAGTAACTTCAACATCTTCTTGATCATCATACTGAATTGTTAAAGTGTCGCCGTCTTGTAAAGCATAAGGCTCTAGTGCAGCGGAAACGACAGTTGCGCGTGTAAACTCTTCACCGTAAATAATACGGAGGATATTCATCATTAAATCACGAACTTGTTTACGATTGGAAACTTCAATACCAATTTCACGAAAAACTTCGTCTGAAAGACCAACGTTATCAGGGCGTGTGATATCCCTATCAGCCATACGCTGATCCAGATAACGACCTTGAGCCTTAACAATGTAAAGCTGGTCATTGACAGCTTCTACGTTATTAACTAAATGAGCGCCGCCTGTAGAAAGAGCATCCAAAACAGCATTTGTGTTTTTACCCTGTATACTAGGATTAAGATATGCCCTTAATCTCGCTTTGGCTGCGGCTCTGTCATCAGCTTCACTCATTGATTACTCCACTTTACTTACTTGAATATCATTTACGATATCAAGAACAAAAGGTTTCTCCGCTGGATTGACCACAATAATATCATTTAATGGGTCATAAGTAGGAGAACTAATAGAAATTGCAATAGTTCCAGGGATGCTGTTTACAGTTGAAATAATATCAGAAATAGCGATTGACTCACCGATTCCAGTTGAGTTGATCAATGCTGCAATGTTATTTCTAACTTGCTCTGTGATACGACTAAAAGGTATACCTGTTTGTACACGCACGTTGATGGAAACAGTAATTCTTCGAACCAATGGTGGTTTGATAAAGATTTCAGCACCAGCAGCTGCAACACCAGGATAAGTTACATTATCTCGTGGGTCACCGTAGACAATCTTATTTGACTGAGCAATCAATCCAATGTGATGCTTGTAAGAGTCAAAACCAGAAATTGTAGTTTCAGAGAAACCCAACTTACCTTGAGAAGTCAACAATGTACTTGCAGCTTCATTGATTTTTACATACTCTTCGTTAGAATCAAATAATAACAACACTCTGTTTGTGTTTGCCGGGTCAACGGCTTTACTAAATACTTTTTTGTATCCAGAATAAGGAATTCCCTCTTCAACATAGACTTGAACAAATAAGTTATTTAATTGAACAGAAGATTGAGCTGTTAAAATACCACTTACAATTGCTTTAGTTTTAGAAAGAACTTCAACAATATTGTGAGTTCCAAGATTACCTGCATTTAATACATTACCAGAGATAACGAATGTGTCACCAGCTCTTGTGTTTTCATATGGACTGTAAACCATTGACGGAATATGAGCCTCTAATACATTACCACCAATACCACTTACAGTGATGTTAGACTGAGCAACTGCTTTAGCATTTGCTACTTTAATATAATTAGAACCAACCTCAGTGATCATAAAATCACCCTGATTGTTAGCAGCGAAAGCCGTTCCCACTGTTAAAATATCACCCATTTTAGCATTTGAAAGTGTTGGTGTGGTACCAGTACCATCATAAGTGATGACCATATCACCACTTACTGTAACATCAAACTGTGTAGTGTTATCAAAACCTAATGATCTTAAATTAGAAGCAACTACAACTCGCTCTTCAACTGCAAATTCATTTTCAATATAGATACTATTTTCATATCTACGAATAACTCTGAACATACCTTGATTTAGATTGCTAAATGGAGCACCAATTTCTAAAGTATCACCTTCTTTAATTTCTGTAGTGATTGTGATTGCGCCTGCAGCGATAGAAGTTGCGCCTGCACTCAATCCATCTGGATTATCAACTGCGATCGTTAAACCATCGTCAGAAACACCAACAACAACAAAATTACCGTTGTTTTCAGCATCTGCAAAGCCAGAGATTGTAGCGATATCACCAGGCTGAACTTCAGAGAAGTTTCTAGAGCCAGAAGTTCTAGTATATTCTGTATACTGTGTGTCAGAATTGAAAGTAACCGACATGTTTCCACCACCAGCATCGTTAAACTCTACTGATTTTTGGAATACTGGACTTCCACCAGTTACATTATCCCAAGAGATATTAACGAGAGAGCCGTGTTTTTCAACGTGGAAAGCGCGTGAGCGATCGCGGAACATATTTCTAGGCTGACCGAAATAACGATCAGCAACCTCTCTGTTTGCAAGAGAAATAGAAGAAACGTTAGCTGTAGGGTCATTTGGCACAATAGTCACTTGAGTAGTGAAACTAATTCCTGTAGATTTTTGTTGTAAGTTAGAAGCTTGTACCTTTAACCATTGTCCAACAGCCAAACCTGCAGAAGCAGCTTTTGAAATACTAGATTGCATCAAATCTGTGTTTGGAATCAAACTAGATGTTCCAAGAACTTGGGCTTGAGATACATTACCACGTCCACCAGACATTTTAACAGAACCAGAAGAACCTAAAATTTGAGTTGCAAGTTGTAAAATCTCTCCTCTATCAACAACTGAAACCTCACCAAGAGTAGTGAAACCAGTCACAGCCAATACTGATAAGAATTCAGATAATTGCTCGATAGTTGTAGGAATAAGTCTTAATTCTTCGCCATTGTTAAATGCATAAGCCGCGATAGAATTAGTGTCGTAACTTGGCAAGTCAAGTGTCTTTTTCAGAACAAATTGAGGATTCGGAGCAGAATTTCCCAGTGTAGAAGATGAAATCCAATTCATACCATCTAGCATATAGATAGCATCTGCATCGGAAGCAAAATCATTGTCTTCCCAAGTTGAATGGTCGATGACACCAGCACCTGTGGTTCCATTGTCATTAACAATTTCAGCTGTAATCCAATTAATTAAGTTTGCGGTAACGTAATCAACAACTTCTTGAGCTGTTGTATCATCGTTTTCATACATACTAATTGTGTTTGTAGTCAGAGTAGCAATGTTATTTTCCGCTAGAGCTGCACCATTTGGTCTACGAACTGTAAATGATGTAGAAGTAGCAAAAGATACTCTAAAAGTACCTTGATTTGCAGCACTAAACTCACCATTGCCATTAATAGTTACATAATGGCCAGGAGCAAGAGTTGGCATGGTTGGGTTTGTACCATTTCCATTCCAAGTATAAGAAACTTCATCCACACCTGCAACAGGAGTGTTAGGGGTAACCGTCACATCCCATTCTGTAGTTCCATCGATCGTATTAACAACTGGAGCACCAGATTTTAAACCAATTTTAACATTGACATCTTCACCAACCAAAACGGAGTGTGAAATATCTTGATTTGCAGCTGTTGGATATACATATCCTACGCGATATTTTTCACCACCAACACCCCAGATAGCAGATCTATAAAGAATAGCATCTTCATCTGTCATAGACTGAGGGTCCAAAACATTTTTAGCTTTCATCATTGCTTTGTAATTTTTGAAGCTGAAAGATGAGCCAAAGAATTGTGAGAATTGGGTAGTAGCGCCTGCATCTACGTCATAAGCACGAAATTGATTCGCATTAATTGACATGGTTGAATTCGTTACAGCCTTGCGATATAAATTAATTGGGAAAGTCTTCTCAGAGGCATTGCCATCAAGAACCACGATCATGTTGTCGTCAAAGTCAAAATCAAGTGGACTTAAAACAACATAACGATCGTTTTGTCGAACACGACGGATGGTTTTAGTTTCGTCGATATCGATGGTGATTCCTGTTAAAGCATCAATTTGTACTGTTTGATCAACACCCTGATTGTCTTTGATATAAGAACCAGAAGTTAAATAAGGATGTTTCATGCAAATCAACATATTAGGGTCAACACCCAATACTGCCAAATCAATTGCAGATTCAAGATCTGGAATCATTGAATTTGGTGGGTCAGCTTGTCTGTTACCAGAAAAATACGAATGAATGAACAATGGAAATCTAGTAGAATTTTGATCATTTTTAAAGAAACCAAAGTGTGAAAAACTAGATGTAGCGTAGTCACCCAATGTAAAATTTAAATTCTTAGCCGCATCATTAAAAGTAAATAGCAAGATACTACCGTCAGTATTTTTATTATTTGAAGTAATCTTGATAATCTCGTCATTTTCCGTAGATGCCGTTGCACCAGGAATTTGAGATGTTAAATTAGCCGCAACTGTATTGATATTGTAAGAACCAGCTGCAATCTGTACTTTTAATGGAGGAATTGCAGTTCTAAGAAATGCCAAACCTTCGAAAAATGTTACAGGAGCTTGTACTGAAGCACCAGCAAATTCTGTAGGGGTAACTTTTAATTCAAAGTAATCGTTAGTTAAAGATTGAGTTCCAACCGCATTAACACGACCTTCAAGTCTGTTGCCAGGCAATAGATCGTCAGACCAAACAACCACATAATCACCTGGTTGCACGGCTGCAAAGGCACCGGCAAAAGATGCTCGATAACGAACAATATTTGTTGTTGGCTTAGTTACATAGAACAAGCTATCGCTTAGTACACCATGGTTGATGATTTCCGCATCTTGATTGTCAACCATTACCCACATTTGTGCATCAGCAGGTAATGTAACTGATCCACCAAGGATAGCTGAACTATAAACTGTGGCTTGTGTAAACTCAGAACCTGCAGTTAAACTATCGCCAGCTGCCAAAGGATTTGTAAGTTTAATTTGAGCTGTATTTCTAGATAATTTAAAGTCTGCTTCAGCACCATTGGCAGAAAGACCAACTGAATTAGTAAACATACCCTTAGAAACTAAAGTAGATGACTCGTCAATAATTAATTGAGCGCGTGAGTTTGTACCAAGGTTAGAAACAAGAACCAATCTATTCCCATTGATAGAAGCAGTAACACCTGTGATTTTAGCGTTAATCACATTCACCCATGATTGCAATGTGTTTGTTTTTGCAACTGTGGAGTGTGTGCCTTCTGCTAAGAAATCAGCATTGGTGAAAGTATATGTAATGGATTGAGTTTTATCAACCATCAAAATAAGAGTATCACCCGGTGCAATGGTATTTGACCAATCAGTTTGATTGGCAGACTCAATAACCGCTAAACGACCATTTCTACTCAAAGGAATGTTGTTTTTGTATAAACGCAAGGTCTCAACTTCACTTGAAGATAAACCAAGCGCTTCACCAGCATCAGTCCCAACAGTAGGTGTTGTTTTTTGTAAATATTCAGAAGTTTCAGCCTTAGCCTGAATCGCAACGCGAGTTCCACTATCAACTGTACTTGCAGAGTATTTTAAATCAGGATTTGCATTGATAGAAGCTACCACTTCATAAGCAGAAGCAAAACCATTAGCTTTGAAGTCACCTTCAGCAAAAGCGTGTTCTGAAAGAATACCACCCACAAGAATTGAAAGTCTATCGTTTGGATTGATTTCAAATGGTGCAGATTCTGTAGATGTTAAAGTAGCTTTCGCTACAGAAGTTTGAGTTCCACTTGTAGCCAATTGGAAATTTCTCTCACCACCAAGAGCAGAGTCAACAATAAATTCTAAACCAATACCCTTGGTTTTTTCTTCATATCCACCACCATTATCAATATATAGAGTGGTTTCATCACCATCAGAAAAAATTTCATCAGAAATAACAACTGCATTTTCATCAGACGCTTGGGCACCCAACACAGCATTTTTTACCGCAATGGCAGTTCCAAGGCCGCGAGAAATACGAGCTTTTTTAATTCTATTTCGGATTTCTTGGTCAGTTTCTTCGTTTTTACCTGTGATAAACCCTACTGGGTTGGTAACTGTAGCGCCTGTGAAAGGAGCTGATACGAATTCACGGATAGCATTTCTAGGTACATTTCCATCAGTTCCAGTTTCTTGAGCAGCAACTGGCACATCCGTAACAGTGTCTTCACCGTCAAGTAAAGTGGTATTTCTAGTCACTGTGAAATTTACATCTGGAGATGAACCGGAAGAAAGGGTTTTCACAACCGTTCCAGCTGCGATATTACGAGTTCCACCCTGAGCCAAGATCACCTTTTCTGATAAATTGTGATACTTGGTAGTTGGAGCTGATAAATTAATGACATAATATCCACCAACAGGTGTAATGCTGCTGTAGGCCAAAGGACCCTCGACATTTGGAGTTCCACGACCAATGTAAATTGAACCCGAAGCGTCAAACTCGGAAGCATCAGATACTGGAATTTCCATGGAGCCGATATTTGGAGGTTGAGCACCAGCATAAATTTTAGTTACTTTTTTGGTAAAAGAAGAGTCGCCGATTGTAACCTTACCAGTGGCAACACGAGCGTTGATGGCTGGAAGACCTTCTTCTTCACGAATACGTTGTAAAGCTTCGCCCTCAGCACGATCAACTGAAAAATCTCTTAAAATAGCAAAGGTATCGCCTGAAGCACGATATACGGCCTGGGCCATAGCTTCAAAAAATGAAACGACGGTAGAACCGACGTTCAAATCATTTACACCGATCTTAGCCATATAAGTGGCTAACATATCACCTAAAATAACTTCATATGCCTGGGGATTTGGCAATCTACTGGCCATTTGTTCTCCTGATATCCTTAAAGATTGCTAACATATAGTATAATACCACATTTTTAAGCAGCCTTAACGTCAAATGAAATAGGTACGATTCCAGAGCCATTGGCAATCCGAATAACCATATCAATTTTCATAGTTGGTCCATCCAATCGAATGTTAATACTCTCGATTGCTTCAAACCTATCGTCACTCGCAATCATTGCGTTTAAGGATTTGATAATTTCACCGTTTTCGATATCCGCTACCGAGATGCCGTGGGTCAAACCAATGCCATACTCTAGATGCCGAAGTAGTGTTCCTCGTTGTGTTCTAATTTTTAACTTTAACGCTTGAATCAAATTTGTCAAACCACTTGCTAATCTGAAGTCACCCACTGAATTCACAGCAATGTCAAAATTGTCAGTCAATAAAAAGTCAATTTTGGCCAACTTATTCAAGGCTGTACTTGGCATGTTAACAATGTCAAATACACGATCGTCTTCATCTGCAGGTTGATTTGTAGGAATATAAATCTGATTTTGACTATTCACAGTGCCTGGTAGATAACCTTGCATTCTAGCGTTGTCGTCAGTTTGAAATAAGTCCAAATTAGCCAACCCATCAACAGTAACCAAGAAGTTACCATCGCCAATTTTCTCCACATTAACAATTTTACGAGTAACTGGTGGAACTGTATCGGACACAATAGTAATTTTTTGACCGATATATAAGTTATCTTCTGTATCATTTACGTTAAATTGTCGACCTTCTGCATTCGATAAAAATTCATAGGTAAAACCTGTTTCATCAATATATGGAGATCTCAATTTATTCAATGTTACAATCTCAAGCCATTTTGAAGAATCACCCATATATCTAGCTGCAATCTCTTCGATTGTGGCTCCAAACGGCACAGGAGCTAATAATTTTGAACTGAAATCTTCAAAATCAATTCCAGACTCATTAGCTAAACCACCAACAAATTCCATAGGATTTTGAATAGTTAGATCATCATATTTTTTCGTAGCACAAAGCAAATCATACATTTGAACAGCTTGAAATAAAGCTTGTAAAACCTCATTCTCTTCCACTGTCATTGGGATAGGACGATCTTTAGGTGTTGGCAATCCATAAACATCAGAATAAACGGCACTTCCGGCACCAAAACTATCTGCAATATCATGAGCCAAGTTAACAATTTCCTGTCTGAATCCACGAAAGTCATTTACATTCAATAAACGAACACGAAGCAATTCATCATCAATAGCAAGTTGTTGCGCTGGGTTTAAAGTCAAATCATCAACTGAAATTCCATCAAATAAATCAAAGTTTTCTTCTGGGTTTTTAAATACATCGGTTAATGGGTCTGTTTCAAGTCGTTGTGCTGCCTCAGCGCCTAGAGCACCTGAAGCAATCTCTTCATTTGAAAGACCTTCATTGACTTTTTGACGATCAAGAACAGAGCTAATTACACTTCCAGCTTTTTGAGACGAAGATGTATTTTTACCACTAATAGGATTTCTTAAAACCAAAGAATCAGCATTTGAAGACGTACTTCTATCAGCTCCTCTTTGAAAAGCATTTGCAGACGTCACCCATGCAGAATTAATAGCGGAATTGAAATCATCGATTAATTGACGTGGTAAATCACCAACGGCAAAAGCCAATCCTGCAGTATCTTTAACAACCAATGAGGTTTGACGAAGAACGTTAAATGGTTTTTGGAAATCAGATCGAACTGCTTTCACTAAATTTACAGAGCTAGAAAGAGTTCTTCGAACTTCAGCTATTGTTCCAACAATCCGTTGAAATAAATTAGCTTCCATTTTAGGAAGTTCACCACCAGCAGGTTGTGATTCAGATTGCAAATCAATTCTTTTCCAAGCCTTTAATTGGAAAGAAAATAACATCTCACTTGGCTTTCTTTCGCTTTGATTTAACTCAAAAGCCAAAGGAGTTACGATAAATGATTGATTCTGTTTAGGAATATCAAACACTAAACGCCATCCTTTATTTTTAGGATTGCGTTTCGCTTCTGCATATCGATCTAAGAATTCACCCAAATACAAAGCTTGATAATAACCAGTTGAAAAAATATTGGCATCTGTTTCCCCTGGCTTTAATACCTTACTAGCATTATTTGGATGCTGGCCGTTAAACATATTGGCAACTCGATTGATATTGTTAATCAATCCTTGAGCTGCTTCCAAAGTTCCACCAGCAATTGAACCAAGTGATGTGGGATTTGCAATTTTTCCACCCTGAACTGGTTTTGTAGGCCAAATACCAGTGGTTCCAGAGGCTGTAATGGTTTTGAACTTGACCCCATTGTGCTCTTCAACCACACCACGCATTGTAGCTGAGGTATTGATAGAAAATTGAGTTGACATTTTCAATTGTTGAGGTGTAATTGGCAACGTACATTCCCAAGAACCAGACAAAATAGTTTCGTTTAATACGTAGGTAAGGCCCGTTGCGCCCTTAACTGTAGAGGCTTTACTTTTAGCGCCTTTTTTGTCCCCACCAACGATTTGTGGTTTTCCAGGCTTTGAAACATCCACAACGATCAATCGATAAGGGTATAGCTTATTCCAACGCTGAGGGTCAATACTCAATGGCTGCCAAAATACAGAATCTTGGACAGCTGATGGGTCACCTTCCCATGGCGTTTTGCCATTTTGGGTTTTAGACGTACTTGTAGAGGTGTCCAAACCCAATTGTTTATTGATAAAATTGCTAATATCTGAAAATAAATTCATCCGTTTTTAAATTCCCTTTAATGCACATCCAGGAACGTGGATTTTCGTGGTATACTATATAAGATTGCACTTTTCGCAATCTTTAAGGGTAGAGATGAAACTTTGTACAAAATGTAATAATCACAAGCCTTTAGAATGTTTTTCTAAAGATAAAAAAAGACCTGATGGTCTACAACTATCTTGTAAGGATTGTCAACGTCTTTATTACCTTAAAAATCAAGAAAAGATTAAGAAATACAAAGACTTAAACAAAAATTCTAAGCAACAGTATGATTTGACGTATAGATCTGCAAATAAAGAAGCCATTCGCTTAAAAGATCAAATCTATTACAATAGCCATAAAGATGCTATTAAAAAT